GAAATTAACTAGAAGTTTAGTGACAGATTTAAAGACATGTCTAAACTCGTCAAGAGTCGTTGTACAACCGAGCTTCTCCAAAGCAACGTCGATGTCGGAGTCGTCGTGTCGTTTCACTTCTTCACTAATAATTTGACGTAGCTGTGTTTCTGTTAATCGCATAGATGTAAGTATTCACAACTAGTCAACAGGATTTGCTTTACTTAGTTGTGCAATTGAAACCAATGAATAAATGTTTGCGTCCTCGGCAATATTTTTTTGTTTTTTTTCGTCAATTGATAACGCTCGTATGACTCCTGATACAACAAGATCATCAATCATTTCTTGTGTTTCTTCAATACTATGTCCAATTTCAATCGAGATATATCCAAGATACAAAGGGCTATTCATTCTATGGAAGTACCTAATAATTTTTTCGAGGGCGGACCGAGGGGAGCTACGTAGGTTATTAAACATGTTTATAGATACACTATTGTTCAGTAACTGAGATTGATCACAAGTCGATTTTCATGATTGAATTTGTGCAATCATATATTGGAACAACACCTGCTTCATCAGCAATTTGTTGTTGTGTCATACATCTAGATTTGTCTGCCTTATATTTGAAACGATCATATCTGTGATGAAAATCAGTCCACCAAAATCTAGGTGCACTAGTCGTTTTTTCGAACTTCCATCCAGCACGTAGATAACCATCACCTATACCAACACGAGAGTCAACATATGTCATCAGTGAACTAACGTTCACGTTTTTCTTGTGTAAAACTATCTGATATTTGTTGTGAATATGATGCGATATTTTTATTGGTTTCTTTTGTTTGTCACTTATTCCAAATTTTGACCTCTCTTCGTTTGTGCATTTCTCTACGAACATCTTGGCTTTTCTTTTGTGCAGTTACGTTGTTCCCCCAGTTATTTTTTACTTTTGATTGATGCCCCCACTTGAACTTAGAAAAGCCGACTTTGATACCGTGAAACTTTACTTGTGATCCACAACCACACGCACAAGAAGGTTCGACACCTTCGTTGAACAACAACACGTACAATTGTTTAGACGTGCTTTTGTGAGTGCTTCGAAAGTGAATTGACAGTGACGTTAGATTTTGAGTTGTGTAATCACAGTTTGGGTTTTAACTATACGGTTTGATAATGCTATGTATAGAAAATAGCATACAAATGACGAAAGGCCCTTTTTGGGCCTTTCGAAACAATAACTTGTGATATTTCAGTACTGAAGCACCGCATTATCAAATCTAAGCGTCAATGAAAGCTCAGCAGGTGCTGCATCTTCATACGTTAATTCACCAAAATTTGCCTCTGTGATAAAGGCACCTTTGATATCCCAAAGTTCAATCACTGTGCCAATAGGATCAAGAAGTTTAAGTTGAATATCTCTCTTGTAGAAGTCAGCATAACCTGATCTACCTGAAACAGATTCATAGTGTAATCTTACCCATTCCATGATCTGTTGAGCACCAGATGGGGCAATAGGATCATGAAGTGTAACTTGAATAGTATTAAATGTTGTCTTACCAGCAAGATACCTTCGTGAATTAATGAATGGTACTTCGACTTCCTCTGTCACAATAGTCGGCCTCGCGGACGTCTTTACGATATAGGCATCAATGCCTTCAATCATTAATACGAAACGGCTTTTGCGTTTAGGTTCAAATTTGTTGGGGATCATTGATGTTACGTCGAGTGTTTCAGCCATTTTAATTTTCCTTTGTTTTTAGGCAGTCGATTACTAAATATTCGTTAATGAAAAATTTATCATTACTTAGGTCACGTAATGGAATACCTAGATTAGATGAATATCGATGATAACCAAAGAATTTGTTCATTTTGTAACAAAGTCGTAGTACATAAAAATTCCGTCGATGCTCGTTCAGCTTTAGAAAAAAATAAACCTTGTCGTGAATGTTCTTATAAACAAAGAAGAACAACAAAAATTGCACAGTGTCCAAAATGTGACTTTGAATCAAAAAAGATGACACACTTTGAAAAACACTTAAATGATGTGCATAACACAACAACACAACAGTTATGGAATGACATAAACAATGGTCCAAAATTATGTGCTTGTGGTTGTGGAAACATAACATCTTGGACTGGGTGGTGGGAAGGTTATAAAAATACGATTAATTTTCATACTCATAAAAATCTTACTGTAGTACTTGGTGAAGAACGTCTTAAGTTAATGTCTGAAAAACGAAAAATAAGACTAACAGGAAGAGTTGGTTGGTCAAAAGGTTTGACAAAAGAGACAGATGAAAGAATAAAAAAGAATTCAATTTCAATTTCAGAAGGAAGACAAAAAGCATTTGACGAAGGAAGGTTATCGATTTGGTCAAAAGGTTTGACAAAAGAGACAGATGAAAGAATAAAAAAGAACGCAGAAAAATTTGCTCAAAGATTTGTGTCTGGCGACTTAGTACCTTGGGCGAAAGGTCTTAGTAAAGAAACTGATGAACGTATTGCAAAAATGGCAATAAAAGTTGCGTTGTCACATAAAAATACAAATCTTAGAAATCACTTGGATGATCTAAAAAAACTTAAAGCAAACGAGATCAAAGAACGTATTGAAAAACACGGCACGCTCACGGTGTTAGACGACAATTTAGATTCTTATATTAATGATAATACGCCAAATATATCCGTTGTTTGTATTAGATGTGGATCAAAATTTAGTAGTACGTTACGACGACTCCAATATGGAAAATGTCTCACTTGTGATAGCACTGGCAGCGTTGCACAAAATCAAATATCAGATTGGTTAAAAACACTTGTTAACAATGTTGATACAAATAAACGTGGAATCATAGGCGGTCTAGAATTGGATATCTATGTTCCATCACTTAATGTTGCAATTGAATACAATGGATTGTATTGGCATAGTGTATTACACAAATCAGCAATCTATCATGACAACAAGAGCTCATTATGTAGAGATCAAAACATAACGCTAATACATGTATTTGAAGATGAATGGCGTGAAAAATGTGACATCATAAAAAGTATGGTGATACACAAATTAAAACTCACGCCCAATAAGATTAATGCTAGATCTTGTACGATCAAACTAGTGTCAAAAGACGAACGACAGAAATTTTTTAACGAGAATCACGTTGATGGTGATACTAACGCAAAATATGCATATGCATTAATCTACAATGAAAAAATCGTTGCAGTGGTTTCTTTACGAACACCTTTTCATAAAAAACACGCACAAAAATCTATTGAAGTTGCAAGAGCATGTTGCAAATTAAACACTAATGTTAATGGGTGGTTAAGTAAATTAACTAATCATGTACAAAAACAAGTAAAAACATTTGGATTTGAAAAAATCTTAACATATGTTGACACCAGACATGGATCTGGGAATAGTTGGTCTTCTTGTGGTTGGTCAAAAATCAGTGAAACGCCTCCACGATTTTGGTGGACAGACTGTCACGATCGATTTAATCGCTTTAAATTCAAAGCAGACAAATCAAGAAACATGACAGAGGCTCAAGTTGCTGAAGAAGCAGACGTTATCAAAATATGGGGTTGCAAGAATCTTGTATTTGAGACTTCTTAAGCAACAGCTTTTCCACTAAAGTTTCCAATTTTCTTTGCTGCATCTCTTTCTGGTTGTTCTTTATTTTTTTGAACAGCGGCTTTGCTTGCTGCAATTATTCCACCAACAGTTGATAACAATTGATGTGCCTGTTGTTTAAAGTCTTGAGCACGCTGTGGAACATTACCAGGAGCATGTTCTGTTGATGCTACAATTCCTTCGAGGGCTGCATTTATAGCACCCCAAAAGGCTATAGAATTCTCATCATTAATTGCCTGGATTACTGCTGTTGACGCTTGCTTTAAAATAGCAGGTCCTGACTCTTCTTTAATGATTTGTCTGATTGCGTTTCTAAGTTGTGCTTCAGTAATTTTCATACTATTAGCCCATGAGCTCTTTCATGACTTTTTTAATCCATGATTGGCTTATGTCAAGATCATCATACACTTCTCCTATCAATTGACCATTTTGATAAGTTTCTCTTGCTCGTTTCAAATAAAAGAACGATTTGTCAATCATTGAAGCAATATTTGCATGTGAATCATGAGATTTTTTACGAGAATCATCTTCAAATGTTTCATTAATCAATTGTCTAAGTTGTTGTTTTGTAAGTTTCATATTATAATCTCAAACTGGTTTCATTGCTGATGACAACATATTTTTAAGTGCCATAAAAAGTGCTTCATGAAGATCGTCGTCTTTTAACACATCGTCAACTAAACTTTGTGCAATTGCATCAAGATCTTCTTCACGGGCAGGTAAAGATATTTCATCTTGATTCTCGGATCCCATCCACATTTCAAAAGCATTATTTACAATATTACCATCTTCACTAAGATCATCAATGATTTGTGAGATTATTGCAAAAGCTGCACCTTCACCAAGTTCAGAAAGACGAGGAGAGTCCATAGATTCTTTTTTTAATGAATATTTTGATCTTGTGCTTGGCACTGATATTCTACCTGGTCTACGTACTCGACCATGAAATGATGAAGACATAGGCATATCTTCATATCTGTCAACGTCTCCTGGATCAACTTCTCCTGCCATCTTGAATTCTGGTTCTTTTATAGGTTCAGGATTATCCCAACTAGCTTCATCGGGAGATGAATACAATTCACTTGGAGTTTCATATAACTCTTCAATAGCTTCTTCAATTTCCTCTGTCGTATAACCACTCCAATCTTTTCCACGAGGACGCATTCCATATTTTTCTTTATATACGTCAGAATAAATCGACATTGCCATATCACGTTCTGAATCAGATTTATTTAAATCAGTTTCAAGAGACGTACGATCAATAGCATCGAGCGCTTCATTGACAAACACAGATAATTGTTTTTTAGATATTTTCACTGATCAATTTTCTCACTGTGCAATGTTATTCGTCACAACGAAGTCCAAAGAAACATACTCAATACTCTTTGTTGGAACCAAGAAGATCTTTCCTCGAATCGTGTTATTTTCAACGTCTTGTTGGGTTGTTGTAGAAGAATCAATAACAATCTTGAACTTCTCTAGACCAGCAAGATCCTGGATTCTTTGCAATCTTGGTGTGATTGCTGCTGAGAACTTGGCCAAAGTTGTTTCACGGTTCGGCTCGAAGATTATTGTATAGGAGATATCTCTAACTTGACGACGAATATCAATTAGCAATCTACGAACGTTAACCCTATCAAGGGCACTTGCAGCGGCTTGAAGCGTTTTCTGACCCCACACAACAACGCCACCTTTAGGTTGCGTTCCAGATGTTGCATTTCCTGGGAAAGCAACGAGTGGGTTAATGTTAACATCGTACATGTTGTCCATATTTGTCTTAGACAACTGAACCCTTGCTTCAAGTGTTGTTTGTAATGCACCACGCGAGAATCCTGCAGGAGCAAACCATGGATGACCAACAGAGTCATTCAAAGCAAGCGCGCCTAGAACAGCAACAGAAGGAGGAACTACAACATTCGTCTTTGTTGTTGGATCTGGAATTATAACGTCTGGGAAATATGCAGCAGCAAAACTTGAATCTAATGAACGGTTTTTCAATGTATTAACAGTCAATGTAACTGATGGAAGTTGGTTGTCATTAACTACGTTCGTATTATTATTATCAATTTGTTCGATATCCATTAAATAAAGAGCATCAAATCGATCTTCTACCGCACCGACGGCATAGTCAGTAACAATTGGGTGTCTAATTCCTGGGATTGCCAATAATTGAACGTCAACGTTAACGACATTCTTCATGATATCAAGTGCTTTATTGTATGACTTCACTGAAGGTCCATTGTTTAGACCTCGATTTGTGTCATACATGTCAGCAACAACGGCCGTATTATTGATTTCAGACTCATTCTTGTCAAAGATATTGACACCATCAAATCCACCTTGCATGAAGAATGTGTACTTCAAAAAGCGCCTATTTGCTTGGATAAAATCGCCTGCAGCAACTCTTCGAGTTTTAGTAGTACTATTTGTAGAGATATTTCCATCTCTTACATAAACAGCTGATGCCCATTGAGCAGGATCTGCGAGTTGAGTTGATGCAGTAACAACTTGAATGTTTTCTAGCGTAAACAAATTTCTATTGAACACATCTACATCTAGGACACCATTTGCACTTGTATCAGGCGTTCCACTATTATCACCCACAACAATGTTTTGTTTTGTAGTAGAGAAGTCTGGGAAATACTTTGCAAATGACTCCATTGATTCATCACGTTGCGTGCTTCCATTTGGAGTTGACAAGCTTGTGATATGCTCAAAACGAGCTCCCCAATATAACAAAGGATTGACTGATAACTTTGCACCAGAGCCTTGAGTAATATTCTTTCGAATAGGCAATGGTAATTGTATGGTCTTCTTGAGAATATTTGAGACCGCGAGCTGTGTGCTTGATGGGCTGGTCATAGGAGCACTGCCAGATGTAATCAAGTGCATTGGTCCACGTATACCAAAAGGTAACGCAGAAGAATCGGCGGCTTGATTGTCTACAACTGAAGATACTTCAACACGTACAAGATTTGACTTATTTTCATAAGCTCCATCAATGATCAACTTCTGACCTGATTCTGTTTGATCAAAGTCATAGAAACCATTAACGTCACCAATAATTTTTCCAATGTATCGATCTGAACTTACGTCAAGATTCATACCTCTCCATTGTTCAAGAGCACGAACATTTGAATCATTATCATTCCAATCACGAATGATTAAGTCAAATGAACCATACTTGTTTGTTGGATCAGTTGAGGGCACGATATTTTCAATAGAAATCTTATATTTTGTAGAAATATCAACACCGGCGTCCAAAGCATAAAGCCTGAACAAGTTTGTTGTGGATCCACCAAACTTTTGTGATATCACCCAGGGTGAACGGCAATGAGAGAATCGATTTGTCCATGCTTCGTAATTTGGTATAACATCTGATCCTGTATTTCTTGAAGTAGAACCAGTTGTTAAAAAT